TCGTTGGTTCGAGCCCAACCCAGGGAGCCAAATAATGGAAGTGTGGCAGAGTCCGGTTTATTGCAGCAGTCTTGAAAACTGCCGACGAGAAATCGTCCGTGAGTTCAAATCTCACCGCTTCCGCCAATCAATACTTGCTGAATAGCTACACTGGAACACCGAAATACTTGTCAATGTCGACCATGTACAAGGACCGGCCAGGAAGAGAAGGGCTACCGTGAATTCAAGCGTCACAGCAAGTACCAAACAAATGTCTCCCTAGTGTAATGGCAGCATACCAGTCTCCAAAACTGTTGGTCGGGGTTCAAATCCCTGGGGGGATGCCAAGATTAAATTGCGAGTGTGGTGAAATAGGTAGACACAACAGACTTAAAATCTGTCGCTCGAAAGGGCATGCCGGTTCGATTCCGGCCATTCGCACCAATGAGTAGTGATAAGTAAAATACCGAACAAGGAGCGGTGGCCGAACGGTAAGGCAGCGGATTGCTAATCCGTACAACGCTTAATCGCGTTGACTGGGTTCGACTCCCAGTCGCTCCGCCAATTTTTATAAAAGGTAAGATATGTTAAAACCAGGTAAGACGTTTAAATTGAGCAAAACAACCAAACGCATGATTGCTTTGATGAAAGGTAGCACAGCAGAACAACGCAACCAATTCAAGCACATGATGATTGATGCTCAATTGTGTAGTGAGATTGTTATTAAAACAGAAAAGAAAGATCGCCAGCCGCGTGGCACCAGTAACTATACGGTTACTGAAACAAGCGCAGTTAGCGTAGAGTAAGAATTTGGGGGATTAGCTCATTTGGGAGAGCATCGGCTTTGCAAGCCGGGGGTGATCGGTTCGAGCCCGATATCCTCCACCAAAATTTGCCCCTTTAGCTCATCCGGTAGAGCAATGGTTTTGTAAACCATAGGTGGTCTGTTCGAGTCAGACAGGGGGCACCAAGTCCCGGTTTACACTTTTACGTTAATACAAAGTGGGTGAGGCAAGAGACCAGAGTTGCCAGGTGCTTATGATCTACCTTAGAGTCCCTCATTCGGGAGCCTGAAGAAATCATAGGGCAGAGCATTAACTGTCCAAATACATAAACATGCGGTACGGATACCAAGCCCAGTCTAGGGTTGTCGGGAGGCAGTAGCTAGACACTTTATTAAAACATATTAGAATCTGTAAAAAGATCAGGTTTGGTATCCCAGTCACTGCGTTCGGCATAGCCCGCATACTTAATACACCTTAATATGTTTTAATAAAGTGCGGGATTCGTAAAATGGCATTACCTCAGTTTTCCAAACTGAAGTCAGGAGTTCGATTCTCCTATCCCGCTCCAGTATAAACCGAGTGTAGGAAAGTCTGGTTTAATCCGCCTGCTTTGGGAGCAGGAGATCGAAGGTTCGAATCCTTCTACTCGGACCAATTTTAAAAGAGGAAAACAAATGAAAGCAAGTCATATTTTAGTAGATACATTAGATCAAGCACAGGCAATCTTGTCTGAAGCAAACGCACTGAATTTTGGACAACTAGCACAGCAACACAGCAAATGCCCAAGTAAGGCACGTGGTGGTGATCTTGGAGACTTTGGTCCTGGACAAATGGTTAAACCATTCGAGGACGCTACCCAAGCAACACCAGTTGGTGCAATCAGCCAGCCTGTACAAACTCAGTTTGGCTTTCATTTAATTCATCGCACAGGATGATAATCGATTCAAACGATCTTTGTCGCAAGTACGACTATAGTAGTTTAATCACACAGGCGGAAGTTGATTCGTCGATAGATACTATTAAGTCGTTGATTGATAACGGACATTATTTTACTAATAGTCCTCCTTATCAGACAAATCAAAATTTGTTTCAGCGTCAAGAACCTATATGGTTAAAATATCGAATGACATTTTTAACTAGTGTATTTTTGTATTTAGGCAGTGAACGTAGAGTCAGTAATATGCAGGCTTGGTCGTTTATGACTAATTTGAGTACTGTAGAAGACAGAGACAAATATTGGCATCACCATAATAAGCATAGTGGTAAAAGCATGAGCGGTATCATGTATTTGCGTATTCCGGATGATGTCGAAGATTTTGATACTTGCGGAACTGAAATGGCTCCAAATGGTCCTGAAGCAGATGGCAAGTTTTTTGTTCGTCCAAACTACTTTACATGGATGATATATCCTAGTACAATGTGGCATAGGCCCGGTATTGTACAAAGTGGCAAGTATAGATTTATACTTGCCGCAGATATCGATTATGAATAATTTATCGCGGGATGGAGAAATAGAATCTCGAGAGTCTCATAAGCTCTAGTTGGGGGTGCGATTCCCTCTCCCGCAACCAATTGAGTTGACTTACTAGTCAGTAAGTTGTATAATACAATTTTAAAGGAAATACTATGCCACAATATGTAAGTCGCGGTACTGAAATTGACACTGAAAAATGTGTTGAACTATCGGGCGGTAATCGATTTAATCTTGTTATCATGGCATCTGCTCGTGCGAGAGAAATCCGTAGGCAACATGCCAGCAGTCAAAAATTCGAGCATGTTCATACCACAGTAAGCGCCTTACTTGATTTCCAATCAGGCGAGTATGGTCCAGAATACATGAAAAAAGTTCGATTTGATACACCTAGAGATAGGGCCATCGATCGTCAAGCAAAATATAACCGATAAGAATATAAAGCCTCGGTAGTTTAATGGTAGAACGCCATCCTTACACGGTGGATACGGGAGTTCAATTCTCCAACGAGGTACCAAATACGCAACGGTGGCAGAGCGGCCCAATGCAACAGTCTGCAAAACTGTAAAACCGGGGGTTCAAATCCCTCCCGTTGCTCCAAATTTGTTGTAGGAAAACAACATCGGCCCTGCTTGACAGGGTTTTGTTTTGATGCTATAATATACAAATACTAGCAAAACAGGAGCGAGAAATGGCATTTAAAGTTTTAGGTAAGACACAAGACTTGTATCAAGGATACGGACCCTTGCCAAAATTGGAAGGCCCGTTTCTAGTCAATGGACGTATATTGTACTATGATCCACGAGAAGGCAAGTATTGGGATCCAAAGACTGATTTTTATGTTCCGCACGATGAATATTTTAGATTGGTAGGTTTGCTGTGATTGATCGAATTCGAGCTGTATTTGAGCAGTTGGGTTACGACTGGGTCGAGCCCTACTCAACTACCGAGGGAGCAATTAATAGAAGCGAAGTGGGCAACCACAGAGGCTTGTATTACATCTATCCCCGAGTGAATTTTTACTTTGGCAAGGCGGCAACTAATACTGTTATTAATCGTCACCAAACGCATCGTCCTAAATTGGATTGTGATTTGGCCGCATTGTACAGCACACCGGTTGAAAAAGTGGAGCCAAAATGGATGTTCCCCGAAGGATGGAAAGAAGGCGTATGTAAATACATCATCGAAGGTGTGGAAGAAATTCCAAGTCACTACGTAAAGATTGGCAAAAAGCGTGTAGCACCAGGTGTGCTAGACTTTCCAGTGACGCATAAGGTAGATGTAGACTCACTAGAAGTACTAGTTTGGAATTTGGATCATTTGACCGCTGAACAAATTAGTCAAATTGAAGAAGCAGTAATTCCAGCTATTTGGCCTTACTGTAATAATGAAACGTATAGAAAAAGAAAACGAGAAAAGAATTGATAGAAGTAATTTATGACAATAAGTCAAATGAGTTTGAAGACCTAACCCAAGCAATGACATGGGCTAAGGTATTAGGTGAGTTTGTTACTATTAAAATTAATGGTATGGAACTTGTAGGACGTTTTGGTGCTGATAGCATTATAGACGGTAAGTGTCCAGACGGTGTTGAATATAGTTGGAAGAAACGGAGACTTTAATGGAAAAGTTAATACGTGATGGAAAAGTAGCAGTAATTTATAGCCCAGGGTTTGGTGCTGGCTGGTACACTTGGAATCAAACCGAGTACGGGGATGAAATGATTTTTGATCCTGTGCTGGCTGCCTATGTCGATGAAGGCAAAATGGACGAAGCTCAAAGCTATGTCTCTATGCGTTTTCCAGAAGCATACAGAGGCGGTGTAGAAGATTTGGCTGTACAATGGATTCCAGTAGGAACAGCCTTTCGTATCCACGAGTATGATGGAAACGAAAGTATTGAAGTTAAAGAAGAAATGGATTGGGTAGTAGCATGAGCTTAGATGTAGATTTAATGGTCACTCAACCCACTAGTGTGTACAGCGCAAACATTACACACAATTTGGGTCGGATGGCTCAAGAGGTAAAAGTAGGTATAGGTGCTAAGATAGACCTGTACACTATTTTGTGGCGTCCTGAAGAACTTAATTTTAAGTTTGCCAGGCACATCGCAGACTTGTTGGACGAGGGCTGGAATATACTGTTAAGTGATCCAGAGAAGTTCAAGAAGTTTAATCCTGAAAATGGATGGGGTAGCTACGAAGGACTTTGCGACTTTGTCTACAAATACCGTAACGCCTGTTGGGATAATCCTGACGCAGAATTGAGTATATCACGATGAAAATTAAATTTGATAAAGATACCATGCCCGATCATTTGTACAATACGCTGTTACAGCATTTTGTAAACGAAGCGGTTGGGCTAGGTGTGGAAGTAAATAAGTTTACCCAGTTTGATAATTGGGTAGTTGAATGTGAAGTGGATGTAAAAGAGTCAGTTCATTAACTTAAGAAAGGAGGCGAATATGCCAAGTGTATTCTTAGTAAGCGACACGCATTTTGGACATACTGGCGTATGTCGCTTTACACGTAACGATGGTGTTACAAAACTACGTCCATGGGACTCAGCTGATGAAATGGACGAAGCAATGGTTAAGGCGTGGAACGAACGGGTAAAACCCACTGACAAGGTCTATCATTTGGGCGATGTTGTCATTAATCGTAAAGCGTTAAAAATCTTATCAAGACTTAACGGCGACAAAGTTTTAATTCGTGGTAACCACGATATCTTTAGAGACGACGAATATCGTATGTACTTTAGAGAGCTTAGAGCTTATCATGTTATGAACGGTATGATCCTTAGCCATATTCCTGTTCACGCAGAAAGTCTTGGACGTTTTGGTGTTAACATTCACGGACACTTACACGCAAATCGTGTTAAAAAAGCCCGTGGAGTAGATGCTAGAACTGGAGAAGTTTTATACAGCGATGAGAACGATGTTCGTTACCATTGCGTTTGCGTAGAACAAACCCCAGACTTTGCGCCTATCTTGTTTGAAGATGTCATTAAGAACATCGAAGCAGAAGGCGGATCAGTAGGATTTAAGAACGGAAACGGTCCTACTATGTAATAATAGTAGTACTTAAATAGGGCCGTAGGGCCCTATTTTTTTGGCTCAAGCTTCTGTCTGTAGAGAATAAATATACTATAGAATAACGGAGATAGCCCATGTCGCTACGTATTAGACGCGGAACAGATAGCCAACGCACTGGCATTACATTTGATTTAGGTGAACTAGTTTGGACCACCGACACCCAGAAACTTTACGTGGGCGACGGAATCACAGCCGGTGGTATTAATGCTATGGCTAATCTAGCAGGTGTTGGTTTTACTTTTAACCCTACTACACAACAAATAGATTTTAGTTTACCAAATTTAAACCTTAATACAAGTGAAGTAGCTGAGAATTCAGCTCATTTATATTTTACAGATACTAGAGCTCAAGCCGCTGCCGCTGCCGCTTTACTAGCTGGTAATGCGTATAATACAGGCATTGCGTTTAGTTGGGATAGTGTAGATGGTCGTATTACAGCAGTAGCAACGGGTAATCAAGTTCCTAGTATTACTGGCAATGCCGGCAAGTATCTAACTACAGACGGTACTAATATTATTTGGCACAATCCTCCAATTCCTGGTGGACTAAGTATTCCAAGTTTTGGCGGCAATCAGGGCAAGTATTTAACAACAGATGGTACTAATTTAGCTTGGGCTAACATTTCAATTAATACACTAAGCTATACTACGGCTGGTAATGTAACTTATAATGCTAATTTAACTGATACTGGATTTACAATACCTGTTAATATTAAACTAGCAGCCGGTACAGACATTAAACGAGATAACGGATCTGGAACATTTGTTTCTGTATTAGGCGGGTTAGCCTCTGTAAGCTCGGACCTGACACCGAGCCTAGGCGGAAACTTAGGGTTGGGTGGCTATAATATTAGTGGTTCTGGTAATATTGATATTACTGGATACCTACATGCTACTGGCACACTACAAACAGGTAGTGCTACTATTACTGGAACATTAGGTGTTACTACAGGACTAGGTAGAGATTTGTCTCTAAATGGTTTTAATATCATAGGATCTACTGGCAGCATTAATATTTCTGGATCAATAACAGGAGGTACTATTACTGGTACTAGCCTTGTATCCGGTAATTTAACTCTAAGCACCAATAGTATCACAGTTACTAGCGGTACACTATATGTTCAAAACAACTCACAGCAAATTATTCAATTTAGAGGAGTTAATGCTAACGGATCTCCAGCCACTGCTCCACAATTTAATCTTTTCTCTTCAAGAGGAAATATAGGTTCTCCTACAAATAGCCAACCCGGCGATGCATTATTATCGTTAAACTTTGGTGGATATAATTCCGGAAACTATCAACAAGCCGCTTCTATTATAGTTCAGTACGATCCTATAGCTAATATGAGCGATACAAACCCTGCGGCCAATTTAGTTTTTGTTACAAACAATAACAACGGTGGACAAAATCTAGCTTATCTTGATAAGCATGGAGTTTTTAATGCCCCAGTATTCTTAGCTACTAGCTATACCAATACCGATATGCTAGCAATCGCTAGTCCGACAGCGGGTATGATTGTATTCAATTCAACTTATAACCATTTCTATGGTTACAACGGTTCTAACTGGGTAGCATTTACTGGACCATAATATATAATTTACATTGATGACGAGCTATAAATATCGTCATGAAACAGATTAAATCAGTATTATCATTCGGCGATAGCACAGCTTCTGGTGCGGAGTTGGCCGGGCCACTTCCGATCAGAAGTAGAGCATACTTAACTGGAAAAATTTCCATAGAAGAAATCGATGCTCCAGGTAAGTTATTAACTTTCCCACAAAAAGTAGCAGACTATTTAGGTGTGCCTTCCTATAACTACGCTATGTCGGGCGGAAGTAATCAGAGAAGCATAAGATTATTAACGCAAGCAGTACAAGACCATCCAGACAGTTTAGTTTTATTTTCTTGGGGCAGACCTGACCTCAGCGATGTTTACTGCCCAGACGGCGGCATAGGTTGCGATAAGGATAATTTTTTACAAGCAGGTACTAATAATTTTGATACCAATCTTAATAAAAAATGGTTAGAAGCATACCATTATCGCAATCAACTTGAATCTCAGATGTTTTGTGTCGATGCTATTTGTAGACAACACGCTGTTGATTTTTTACAAATCCCGTTGTATTTAAAACGCACCGAACCTGAATATGTGCCAGATGTTGCCAATCGTTTGTATTTTAGCACACATAGTAATGCTGAAGATTGGGCTATAGAACAAAACTGTACACTATTAGAAATTCACTACGGTGAAGACTTTCATGTAGCTCTAGCAAATTTAATCATTAAAACTTTAATCGACAAAGGTACAATAAAATGATTAAAGGCAAGCCATTCATTGATTTACAAGACTATGTAAATCTTGTCGGGTACGATAAATTACATACAGAAATTTCTAGAGGAATAGCTACGGCAAAACATTTAGGTATAAATGGCCTTCAAATGTACCATCCTGGAACTGTAAGACCACACGCTCAGGGTATTGAAATAAAATCATTATCGGAAGCGTATCGACATTGGAAAGAATTACCTGAGTACGACCCAGTAAAGATTGGCGGTAAGGATTTATCGTATAATCAACTAACAGACTATTTAAAATACGCTGTTGGCGCATACGATTTTTATCTTGTGTTTCGTGTACTAGATAAAGAATATAAAAATAAAAGTGTTGGAGAATTAGGCGAGTACTTTCCTAACCTAGTAAAATTTATTGAAGGATTAATCCCAGCTGGCGTATTTAAAAGTCTACATAGCGCAACACTGATGGCATTAGATGCCGGAGGAATACCTTGGGAACATTATGATCCCGAGAACCCGGTAACAGAACTATTTGATCCTAACGATCAACACTTTAGTGAAATAACAGAATTTATTCATATAAAAACTGATTGCGATAGACCTTTCTATGTTATCGATCCTAAATCAAATGAGAAAGTTTATGTAAACACTCGAGTAGCATGGTGGGACGAAAGAGATTGGCACGGTGGAGAACCTATCAATCGTCCAACCTACACAATAAAAATCAACGGTCGCTTTACTGACGAGTTTAAAAAACTGATTGATGTAGAAGGCTACGAAAATGAATTATAAGATTCATAGCAACGGATGGACTGTTTTTGCCGATGTTGATTTAAAAACTTGTACTCAAGATGATGTAAACGACATAGCAAGACTTGTAGCCACAAATGTAATAGTTGTTTTCAAAAATCAATTCCTAACTATTGAGGAAGAGTTGCGATTTTTAAAAATGTTTAAAAATCTTACTCCGTTGTATGCTAAAGACAATCCGTTATTCCCAGATTATACTATAGATCCTGAAGGACTATTGTGTAGAGTTACAGCAGAACTACGTAACGGCAAACCTGGAATGGGTGGTGCCCCATGCGATTTTGATTGGCACGTTGACAGTCCTCAAATGCCAAATCGTAGTGACATTTTGTATTTACGTGGCGTAAGAGGAACAGCAGGTTCTAGAACAAGTTGGAATAATAACTTACTTGCCTATCAAGACTTACCCGATAGTATAAAAAATACCATAGTAAATTTACATTGTATATATGGAAATATATATGCTCCTTGGGCACCAGACTTTGTTGGCATAAGATATAACTATGATTGGACTCCAAGTATAATACACAAAAATATTACAGGTCAAACAGGAATTTATTTTGCTCCAGATCAAATGGAAAAATTTGTAGAGTTATCCAACGAGGAGTCCGACGTACTTAAAGAAAAATTAGCCCAACACATATTCAACGATAAGTATGTTTACCATCACGACTGGGAGGATGGTGATTTAATTATCTCTGACCAATGGAACGGCCTACACAAGCGTTGGGCATTTGATAAAATGGATATAAGAGTTATGTACAGAGCATCAGCAGATTATCCAGAGCAAGATTATACAGTATGATAGAAAACATTTATCACAGGTATTTGGATATACCGTTCGAGCCAAACATAGATCTATTCAACAGAATAGAATACGATCCATCTCGCTATACCCATGTACAAATTAAAAAAGAAGAAGTTAATCCCGAACTTCTCAAATGGTTTGATCAATTTAATATCGAAATTGTTTGGTACGAAGCATTTTACACACCTCCTAATGGTGGCAAACTTCCTATACACACAGACGGAGACGATGGTCCTAATTACACTAAAGTTAATTGGACGCATGGTGCTCCGGGTAGTACTTTATGTTGGTGGGAACCAAAATTACCAGAACACGTACAAACTGTAGAAACAGTGTTTGGCACTCGTTACTATACCGTTGACGAGAACAACTGTAACAAATTATACGAAGCTGAAATTAATAAACCTAGTTTAGTTAACGCAGGAACGTTTCATAGCACATACAATCCAACTAACGAAGGACGTTGGACTTTTACTATGCCCTTGCTAGATGCTACAAGTAAAAATAGACTAGCATGGGACGATGCTATAGAAAGATTTAAAGGATCAATTATAAAATGATAAATTATAAATTACATGAAAATAACTGGACGATTTTCATCGAAGATTTAGACATGCGTACAGCATCGCAGGAAGATATAAATCAAATTGCTCGTCTTATTGCTACAAACACCCTTGTTATTATTAGAAATCAAAACTTAACGGCTACAGATGAAGTTAGAATTTTAAGAATGTTTAAAAACCCGCAGACATTTGCTGTCCCCACAGCAACAAACTATGTAAGTGATTTGGCAGGTGCCGTGGTCGAAGGGTCTGAAGATTTATTTTTGCGAGTAAGTGGCAAGCCAGACGATCACGGTCGTGTTGGTATTGCGGCATACGAAAGTGAAATGGTTTGGCATTGTAATGACCCTGGAGAAGCTAGTAGACTGCCCATGGTCTGGTTATATGGAGTGGAAGGAACTGTAGGATCAAGAACTAGTTATAATAATAACATACTGTCCTATGCCGATTTGTCAGAAGATATGAAAAAAGAAATCGACAACTACCATTTAGAAGTTATAAAAGAAATGGGCTTAGACATTGACAATTTGCGTACAGACGGAGTCATCGCAGAATATAAGCCAAAACTGGTGGTAACAAACATAGCTAATAGAACTGGATTATTCTTTCCTATGTATCATGCTGTAAAAATTCAAGAGGCTTCGGACGAGCGTAGTAAAGAAATTTTAGAATTTTTATGCGAGCATACTGTACAAGAACAATACGTTTATCATCATGATTGGAAGGATGGCGACATTGTTATAGGTGAACAAAATCTAGGTATACACAAACGTTGGCCTTTTAAACAAATAGGTCAACGTACATTGCACAGAGCGGCATTTGATTTTCCGGATCAAGATTATTCAAAATTATGAAATATCATCTACATGAAAACGGTTGGACTGTTTTAGTCGATGACTTTGATTTTAATCTGGCATCGCAAGACGATATAAACGAAATAGCCGGATTAATTGCTAATAATACTTGCATAGTTTTTAAAAATCAATCGTTAACGGTCGACGACGAACTTAGAATCGCACACATGTTTAAACGTCCAAAACCGTTGTTTAATTCTGAAGAAGAGGAAAATTTTAAAAACTGGGCAGTCGACTCTAAAGGCATTATTGCCAGAGTAACTGGCGAACTAAATGACAATGGCAAGCCAGGTATAGCAGGGCATAGTGATGAAATGGTGTGGCATTGTAATATGCCGCAGGATCGAGATCGTTGTCCTATCATTTGGTTGTATTCAGTAAAGGGATCGAAAGGATCACGTACAAGCTGGAACAACAACATCCTATCCTACAAAGATTTAGATGATGATACTAAAGAAAAGTTAAAGACACTAAAGTGTATATACATGGGAGGTGCTATCGTCGATGAGCACGGACAAAATGGCAAGTTAGAGTATGATGGTATTGTAGTTGAATCATTTCAGCCACCGTTAGTATACACAAACAATGCTGGCAAGACAGGCTTGTACCTTTCATTTTTACAACTAGATCGATTTGTAGGTATGACTAGAGAAGAATCGATTGAGTTAATTAAACCCATCTGGGAACATACAATACAGGACAAGTATTGCTATCACCACGATTGGGAAGATGGAGACGTTGTCATAGCAGAACAATGGTTAGGTGTCCATAGACGTTGGCCATTTGAACGAATCGAAGAACGATTGCTACATAGAATCGCTATTGATTTTCCGGACCAGGACTACAGTTAAGGTAGTTCGTCTATAACAATATATTCGCCACTAACGCCTTGTGCTAGCGCGGCTTGATCGACTAGTGATTTCCATTCAGCTGTAGCATCGTGACGAGCTATGATTAGGTGGATGCGATCCTCACTGCTAGTGTTAACAACGCTGTGGGGATAATGTATATTCATAGCATACACTCCGCCTTGTTCCATAATAAACTCTTCTCCATCGCCCCATATCCATTTACAGCCTTCTGGATTGTTAAGAGCAATATTGATATTTTCTAATAGAGGTATACTAGAATCGTTGTGTAAAGCAATGTGCCCGCCAGCTTTTAATAACATAAATCTAACTCTGCCGTATTTGTCGCAAGGAAAAACTTCTTTTAACCATTTTGTTGTAACAGGACACGAGTCTTCTATTTCTGTCCATATCATATCCTTACTAGCATCCTTACCTTTAGCGTAGCCGTAGGTTTTATAACTTTCGTGTTTGTCCCATCCTAACCCGTGTATAGTTAAACTGGCCCATCCTTTGTGTGCGTACTCACTGTCTCGGTGAGCAGTAAATTTGCCCAGCAAGTTGCGAGCTTCTTTTAGCATTTCTTCGTAAGGAAGTTCTATAGGCAATTTTAAATAACGAGCGTTGGATTTGAAATACTCTTTCATTTATTCTCCAATGTGTCCAAACGCCCATATACGTTCTTGACACCACCAGCATTTCATACAATGCGATTCTATGTGGTCGTCATCTTCACAGCTTCTTGTTACAGGCAACAATCTCTTTTCAAGACCTAATGCTTGATACAATTCAACAACAGCTTTCTTGTTATAGTTTCTAAGAGGAACATAAACACGCTCGTCTAATACTAAGGGGTTATCTAGTTCTCCACTAATAGTTAATCCAAACAACGGATGAACGACTTCATCACTTCTAAAACGATTGTGCCAGTCTTCTTGTTGTTGATCAAATTCTAAGTAAACTTCCTTAGGAGGGAAATTAGTAACAGCCATATATACTATATCAACTTCCTTCTTGTTTAAAGCGTCGGTGAGCATATTAAAAAAGAACTCATTAGTCTCCCTAGGTTCAACTTGTGTTTTATGTACAACATAATTAGTATTGCCCGTAAGACGACTACAAGTTTCAATAACAGCATCTACGCTTTTAGCAAATGAAAACTTTCTACTGGATGACCACATGTTATAAATGTGTATAGGCTTATCAACATTAGTCATTAGAATATAAAGTAGTACAGCACTATCTGCGCCGCCACTTATACCTATGCCTATTGGGCCATCTTTGTATATACCAATTAGTATATTTCCAATATTAATATAATTTAAATTGTTCATATTTCCAATCTATATCATGCCAGCTGGGCGTTTTTAAATCTTGTAAATCAGTATAGTTAAATCTATCCACTGTACCTAAATATTCTTTAGGATTAGTTTTCCAGAAACCGTCTGCCGCACGGGCCGTTAACAACAAAGTAATATTAGGGTCTTTTTCTTTTAACATACGAATTAGTCTATTCTCACAACTAATACGATACTTTAAACTGTTCATAGCAACAAATGGACCATGGTTATATAAGTTACTAAGATTTAATATAGTCTTGCGCCCAGCGTCTAACCAATCAAAATTAAATGTGGCTGTGTAGTCTACAAGCACATAATCATAGGTTAATTGCTTAACACTAGCCCACAACGTTTCCCAATCATTGATTGTGGTTAGAAATTCCTTCCACTTACTGTCTATTTGAGCTTTATATTCTTCACTGAGATAAGAACTGTTGTTGGGCAACATAGGTTTATGTTTCCAGTAAAAGTCTGCATAGTCTACACCGTCCCACTCTTCTACTAGCTTTTTCATAAACACTAAACAGTTGTAATTAATGTCTGTAAAAATTACTCGGGTATTTTCTGTAAACCCTACAAGTTCTAAATTCTTGATCCAATTGAAACCTATTCCAACTGTAGCATATTGTTCAACAGGCCCAGTAAAATCTAATTGGTTTCTTAGTGTATCAGAATTCCATCCAGCAAAAAAGTTAGTAGCAAAGAATTGATAGTGTTTTATTTCTGATAGTGTTTTCAAGAACACGTGATCATATTCGTAGTAAAGATACTTCTTGCTTGTGCGTACACTTTGATTAAGTGTTAGTAGTGTTCTTCCTTGTTCTAAGGCAACACGCAGTATATTCCAACCATGTAACCTAACATCATACGTTTTAAGTTCTGTGCCTTGCTTCATCCATACAGGTATTTCGGGATCGTCGTATAAACATTCTTCACTACGAATAGGAGCTATCTGTTCATAAGTGCCCCACTCTTCTTCTCCGATGACAGGCATACTTGACTCTTTATACTGTTCTAGATTTACAATATAAAATTGTTGATGTAATTCAAAACACGCATTACCGTAATAACCGTGTCCAGCTCTATCAAGTATGTGTCCTGCTATAAAGAAATCTTTCTTACAAGTTTCCTCAATAGCAGTAAACAATCTGTCGGACAATTTTAAACTAGTTCCTGCTGATACAACTACAGCATGAGTGTAGTTTTCTTCGCTAGCTGTTCTTAGTAGCTCATCCTCGTCTTTGCCAATAATAATATCAAAATCATGTAAGTCAAAACGATGTATCAAAAAGTCTGTAAGATTGACACAGACTTCTCTAGCATATCCGCTTTCGCAAGAATCTATAATATCGTGTAGACAAAACACTATAGATTTTTTATAATCAGTTTTAAACTTAGTTACCATCGAGGATACTTCTCCAACTCTTCAAGGAACTTCCTAGGATATAGTTCCCACACAGTTTGTCTAGTACCCCTGTAGTCTATTTCTTTAATGCGTTTCATTTGTCCTGTAGCTTCCATAGCAGGACCAAAAATATTATGTACTAGACGCTGTGTTCCTACAGAGTTTTCATTACTAGTAATATACAAGTTAGCCCAAGGCGGTGTCCATGCTATACAAGTAGTAATTAAAAATTGACTAGTAACATGTTGATGCGTTACAATTTGATTACGAGTGCGTATGCTAGGAATAGGTATATGATCCGAAAACACACAAGTACGAGCCGCAATGCGATAAGCATCTTCTCCCATCTCAGGAAAACTATGTGCAGCGACACTACCTACTGCTTGCCCATGGAAATAGAGTATCCATACTGCCCAATACTTTTCTTTTGATAAACTATCTACTAGCATCTGTTGGCTAGCATTATTTTCAAAACCTTTAGCCTTGGCAGTAGCATAAAACTCTGTCAAGTCTAAGTCAGGAGTCCAAGGTTTTACTTCAAACATTTGACTCGCTCTATAAAATCTGCTGGATAATTTGTACTAAAACTTGCCCAGCATAGTTGATCCATAACAGCCCAAGGTTGTGGTTCATCCCATTTAATTCCTAGTGTGTCTAAATGCTTACGCATTTCATCTTGTCTAGTTGTATAGATATGACTTTCAACATCCTTAATACTAATATTAGGTTCAGTATCACGATAGGTAAAGAAATAGTTGATACTTTTTAATTTGCCGTTGACCACAAAATAACTGCTAGGATGCATACTGTATTTGTGTAGTCCTAAACTCTTATGAGCTTGAATAATTTCAATCATTTGATCTTGCCAGTCAGGTACTACCGAATCGTAGTTAGCTTGATCGCATCCTGCCTGTTCCCAAAAGTCTGGGCCGTCGATTTCAAAAAATAACTTACGAGCTTTTAAATCAATGTTAGTAATTGTTGGAACTAGATCTGGATACTTATTACGCATTTGAGTCATATAGTTTACTTCGCGTAACCATTTTTCTTCCATCTTGTCAGGATCAACAACTTGATTTTTGCCTTGATGATATTCTGTATCGTTATAATACCATTTACAGAATATTTTTTTATCTTTGGAGATAAGGCTAGTGTAAATTAAATTATTTCGGCATAGCCCTTGGCCCGGTACATTGTTGTAATAATATTCCATAGTATAGTAATTATCAATAAATATTTGCCACATGACAACTTCAGAAACTATATCCTTATGCGAAACGTGCTATCGTCATATACCAGCTGAACGATTCGAAAAAGACGGCCAAATGATGCTGGGCAAAACTTGTCCAAAGCATGGATACCAGGAAGCAATACTAGATATTAACACAGATTTTTATAAAGGTCAACAGTATCAGAGACGCAGACCTAGCAGTTATTGGTTAGACATTACCAATCGTTGTAATTTGGATTGTCCGCATTGTTATCAAATGCCCGATAATACAAGTAAAGATCCTAGCATAGATTATCTGCTATCAGAAGTTATGAGTTGGCCAGACAATGGACTACCGGTTAGCCTAGTTGGAGCAGAACCTACTGTACGTAAAGACTTGCCCGAGTTAGTTCAGTCTATACACAACTTGCCCATTAAGCGTAGAAATGTTATAATAGTTACAAACGGTGTGTATCTAGCCAAATGGGATTATGTTGAAAGATTCAAAGACATACCAAATTTAAAATGGACGTTTGGACTTAATCATCCTGACTATAATGGTGGGCAGATTAGAGAAAAACAAATGGTGGGTCTAGAGAACTGTCTTAAACTTGGACTGGATGTAAAGACCTTAACATATACATTGGCCAACTTAGAACAGTTACCTGATGTAATGTATGAAGTACAAAAGTTTAAGATCAATGCTAGAATACAATTAGGTGTAGAGATTGGACGAGTCCCCGAAGGAGACTTTGTAGAATTATACCTATCAGAACTAGTAGCAGTGGCTGAACAGTTTTGTCGAGATAACAGCTGGTCGTGGGATCCGGACCTTGTAGGAGGCAACCGAACACACTATGCTGTTCGAATAAACGGTATCGAACACAAATTTATTAAATGGTGCGATGTACGCACTATAGACTTAGAAGAAGTACAAAGTGAATCATGGGCTAGCATAGTGCCTGGCAAGCCTATGAGTCCATTACTACATCAAGTCATCTTACGTGACCAAACAGTTAACAAGGGAAAGATGTTACTAGATACAGTACCCGAAAAATATCAACATGAATAAAATACACGATACAACAAGTCTTTGCGAGCATTGCTATAGACATATACCTGCTACACTATTTGAACGAGATGGTAGCATTTGGCTAGGCAAGCGTTGTAAGTGGCACGGAGAGTCTGAGTATCTAGTAGAACCCAACGCAGATTTTTACATTAACTACAAATACGAACGTCCAACTAATCATACTTACTGTTTAGATATCACTAATCGTTGTAATTTAAATTGTCCGCATTGTTATCAAATACCAGATAATATGAGTAAGGATCCTAGCATAGAATCTATATTGGATACTATCAGAGTTTGGGATGACGATGGGTATGCTGTTGCGCTAATGGGTGCGGAACCTACTACTAGAAAAGACTTACCTAACTTGTGTCGTGCTATCCAAGTATTGCCAGGCAAGCCCAGAGCTATAATGATATTGACCAACGGAGTATACTTGTCCGACTTGGAATATACAGAACAGTTTGCTGACATACCTAATCTATTCTGGACCATAGGATTGAACCACCCTGACTACCAAGGACATACTGTAAGAAAGAAACAAATGGAAGGCATTGATAACTGTATGAAGTTAGGCATGAAGATTAAGAATGTAAGTTATACCCTTGAAACTATTGATCAATTAGAATACTGTTTAGAAGAAATACAGGTATTTGGACAAACACTTAGTCCACATAATTATAGAGTTAGAGTAGGCACAGACATTGGACGCCATCCCGGCGAAGAAAAGATATATCTATCCGAACTAGTGGACAGGGTAAAAGCTATATGTGACCGCAAAGGCTGGCGACATGAGTATGCTCTTGGCTATGCTATCCGTGCCCATTACCCAATGCGTATAAATGGTATACTGGTTAAAATTATACAGTGGCCCGATGTGCGTACAATTGACTTAGAAGAAGATCAAACGGAGTCATGGGCTGACATGTTACCAGGTAAACCGGTAAGCCCATTAGTACATCAAGTTATCTTACGAGATGGTGCTGTTAATAAAAACTTGCCTCTGTATGATACAGTGCCAGAAAAATATCAAAGGAAATATGATGCGAGGGATTAACGGACACACTTATATAGACATGGCTCCATACTTAGATATGACAGCATTTGATAGTCTACAACCAGAGATATTATCAGGATTCGCTCTAGCTAGACATTATGCTAAAGAAGGCACTTGGATGGCTCCGGGATTTAGTCTGGACAACATGAGTTATAGATTAAGTTGGAAACCTATATACCAAGCCATGACAGAGTTTTTAGATCTTTCAAATGATGATCCTATTAAACAAGCAGGTTTAAAATTAATGCCTAAAGACTTTAAGAACTTTCAGGAACGCAACATATTCACACGCTATATCAAAATGGCCATGGGTGCCTATGATCCTTACATCTACTACTACTTGTGGGAAGAAGGATCTTGGGATGATCGCACAGCACCACGTAAACTAACACCTGAAGCTGAATACTTTCCTAATACAGTTAAGTGGGTAGAAAGTCTAGTAGGTACAGTGTTTGAAGATATCGGCCGTGTTATATTCTTTCATTGTGAAGCAGATGGCATTCCTTTTGAACATAGAGACTTGGATGCTAAAAATGGTATAGATGTTATCAAGCCACACCGAAATGAATTTATACACATACGTCCTAATACTAAGAAAGCATTTTACCTGTGGGATCCTGAAACTAAGGACAAAACATATCTTAACACTCGTGCCGCTTGGTGGAACGATGTCGATTGGCATGGCGGAGAACAAATTATGGAACAAAGCTATGGGCTTCGTATAGATGGCAAGTTTACAGATGAATTTCGTGTTAAACTTGGTATTGATCATCTGGACACTTATTAATGAAGTTTGTTGGCAACTACAAGTCCTGGATTGACGAGCAAGGCATTATAGAACATCTTACAAAGTGTCAAGGTGATCGTACACCAGTATGGCAACCTGACAGATGGCAGGGTAATCTCATTTTAGAACAATTTACAGAAATGGCTCGGCCAGGATATTCTAGTAACAAATATTTTTTTCATCAAGTTAATCCTAAATCTGAAGAAATGAAAAACTTCAAATTTACTTTGCCAGCAGTTCCTGAAACTAGAAGTAAGATTAACTGGTGGTTCGTAATGCTGTATCCTGGAGAGTTCCAAGCTATGCATATTGATCCACAACTAACTGAAGTTAGTAATCCTGTACGCTATACAATGTTTTTACAAGACTGGGAACCAGGGCATATATTTGTTTGGGACGACAAATACATAGCCGACTATAAAGCAGGCGACATGTATGAATGGAGTGATCCTATGACTGTACACGGTCCTGCTAATATAGGTTATAATACAAGATACACATTACAGATAACAATGTACGATTAATATCCTAACAAGTGAAACATATACTTGTTTTTTAAACTGCCGTTAATACCGTTGTGCCAAGCTCTGTAATCATTCCACACTAGCACATCACCTTGCTCCATATTGTAATAATAGTTACTTCCTATGATGAATAGTTGCCCTATACTAGGCTCACTTATAAACACGCTGTATCTTTTAATTTTACCTAGCTTAAGATATTCTTCTTCGTTGTCATCAATATCATAATGATACCCAGTCATATATCCGGGCTCCACACAACTGATCCAACTGCGCAAGGGTGTTACGAAAAATTGTTCAGATAATTCTTTTTCAATTGCCTTAGTATCGTAGTAGTTTGTCCACTTGACACTATCAGTGTTGAACTTACTGTCTTTCCATAGCTTTAGTATTTCTGCGTACTCTGGATTAGACATATTCCACTTGGCAGGATCTACAGTAATGTCCTTACCGTCTTTAAGATTAGCTATTACATGATTCCAATCAATCATTATAAATCTCTTTAAACACGCTGGCAAATATATCATTTGGCCAAGTCATAGATAAGTGTTTAGTTACTGTAATCTCAAAAAACTTTTTAAAATCAATGTAGCCGTTACTGTCGGTTGATGCGTCAAATCGATATGCTCCGTGTTTGCCTATAACACCTTCGATTATTTTTCTTTCTATAAACTGTTCTTCGAATGGCACTACTGAATAATGATCTATAGTCTTTAATACATTATTTTTTGAAATATAAAAACAATGCGGATATAAAGCCATTTTCCAAAATTTGTTTTCCTTAGTTGCTATCAAAAAATTTCTAATCTGATCTTGCCAGTCAGGTAGTTCCTGGTCTATGTTTCTACCAGGAGTAAAAAGTATTTGTGATAATGTTTCTTTATTCCATTCAATAAAAACTTTTCTATTTTTAAGATCCACTTCATACAGTTCCGGAGTAGTCTTAAGATAGGATAACTGATTTAAAAATTTAACTTCGCGTTCAAAGAACCATTGTATTAGATCTTCATTTACTTGTGTATCTTCATCTGATCTATATACTGGATCAACACAGTAGTGCATACACATTACTGTCTGCTCTGGATTAACAGTAGGTGTGTATAATAAGTTTGAACTATGTGGAACTCCATCGGTATTTAATTTGTAATAATAGTGCCAGCTACTAGTGTCTGTCATTGCTTACTCCAACTTAGTTTTTTATTGATATAAGATTGTACTTGATCTTTAAACTTTTGATCGCTAGTATCCACATCAGTTAATCGATAGTCGTAGATATCTTCGTATCTATTAGTTTCATAATAGGCAAATAATCTGTCACTTAGGAAAGGATTACATCCACGCAGTCCTTGGAAACCTTGCGGGCTATAGAATTCCTGTACCAGCGACTGTGCTTGATACCAATCCATATCCTTATGACTCCAGATAACAATATCGTTTCTGGTACTGCCCACACCACCCCCTCGCGGTGTAGTGCTGGTAAATTTAACCTCACCTTTGCTGTCTCTAGTGACTTCATACCCAGGGTTGGGTCTAGCTTCTAATTTCTCTAAGCCATTTGCGACCAGTTCCCTAGTAAAGCGGCTTTGGTTAGTCAATGACTCGTCATAGTCTGGAACTTCTAATATGTGTGCGCTGGCGCTTTGTCTTAGCCAATTAGTGTTTAACCACTCTAATGACTTGCTCCAGGATTCTAGTGTTTCTCCAGGTATTCCACAAATCATTTGTATGTTTGCTCTGTAACGTCTAGGAGCGTGAACATCTGTATAATCTTGAAAGTCTAATAGCCCTTGTTGTAGTTTATCAGGATCCATACCTTTGCGTACAAGTTTACCCGCATCATGATTAAATGTTTCAATGCCCATACTATGTCCAAGGAAACCTAATCTAATATACGTGTCCCAATGTTTATGATGCTTAACTACTAAATCACCACGGGCGAATCCACACATCCATATATCATACCCTAGTTCGTCTACAGCTTCAGCATACTTCTGTAATTTCTCAGGACGGTCATTAAATGTTTCGTCCATGACACGCCAATTGGTAATGCCCCACTTTTCGTATCCCAACTGTAACTGTTTCTTAAATTCTTCTTTGCTGACACTGACATCTTTAGTTTGTCCCAGTAGGGGAAAGTTACAGTAGGAGCAACTAAACATACAACCACGTGCTGTTTCAATCTGTGGGCACTCCCAAGGCATCATAAAGTCACGTGCTTCATAGTCTACTAGGTAACTGGCTAAGGGCGCACTAGGATAATGATGTAGTCCGCGGACAACACTCTTGACTCCAAAGTACATAGGATCACGCATTAACGGTGCTCCTAATGTTCCAGTAAGATGTCGACATACTGCTAGTATAGCATTTTCACCATAACTGTCTACCCAGTAGTCTACATTATTAGCAGGAGTCGTTAAGGCGTTGTTACCGCCGACTACAATAGCAACTCGAGGATACTCTAGTTTTAGCCAAGCAATAAACTCATTAAGATAAGGACTCCAAGGATTTAAGAATGCTGTTCCAAAACAAAACATTACAGTCTTACTAGTTGTTCTACTACGCACTAGTTCTTTAAGTTCTTCTAAAGCCCAGAAGGCAGTAAAATCTACAACTTCACAATCCCAATCATGTTGTCGTAAGAACGTAGCAACACGATGTGTCCATAGGATGCGTTCCCAGCGTTTGCCTGTTAGGCTAAAGAATAAAGCGTGGTTCATACTAATTGGAACTCTTTTGGTAATACCCCATGGAGTTCGTCTAGTTTATCTTTTTCTATACTAAATTTTACAACGACAGACTCATGGCTAAAGTTGGAAATGAATCCTGATTTGTTGGCTTGATTGAGCCAAGGGCTAACTCTGTTGTCGAATATATGCCTAGCATGATCTGCGTTTGTCATAGTTGTGGTTACAGCTATGTCAACAGGATTAACAAGCCGATTCTTTTTTAATAGTTTCCTAACAACTAACTGTATTCTAGCACGACGACCAAAATTAGCCGCTGTGTGTAAGTAACTGGCATCCATATCATACCATATGCCATCTTGTTCTAAAGGATACATGATATCTCGCACAAGGTCGATTAGATAACAGTTTTCACCTAGTATGTTCAAATGATATCTATCATCTATATCGGCATGTCTTTGATAGCATTGGTTAGGATCCAAAATAATAATTCTTGCTTCACCTTTACTAACAGGCAAACTGTTGTATAGTGTTTCCCAAACTGTATCCTTGTACTCGTCCTTCAAAACCCATGAGTCATAAAAGAAATCACCAATGGGTCTATTGATAGTTGTCCGCATACCTGCTTCAGGTAATTGGCTACAGGCTTCTTGAAATAATTTTGGATCTGTTGTATAATTGGTTGTAGAAAGCATGAAATATTTATGTGCTACTATAATGATGTAAATAAAACATGAAGACAAAAATCGCACCCGAGTACGATCCAATTTATTTAGAAGTGGATAGGCCACAACCTTTAGTAGACAATTATATTGAATCCCTAATACAGGATGTATTATCTGGCCGATTGGACAGAGATATTAGTGATCAAGTTTATACTAATTTCAAAAAGGAAATGACTGCTTGGCTGTTACAATCCAAACTTAACACAATTACAGGATTGGATAGTTTTAATCGTGTGGACATAATTAACGGCTGTACTCAATTTATAGATACGGCTTACATGAATGGTCCTGTACAGGTGTTGGCCGGCGACTATAGATATCATGCCAGATTGGGTAACTGGTATACATATCCAGGATACCTCAGCGAGAAGAAGCAACTAGTTGTAGCCATGCCATTTCCTAGTACAGGAGATACCCACGAGGCTATGAAGGAGATATTAGATGAAGCGGGAAACAAAGGTATTGGTGTACATGTGGACGGCGCTTGGTTTACTTGCTGCCGCGGAATTGACTTTGATGTATCTCATCCATCAATTAGGTCTGTCGGGATAAGTCTAAGCAAAGGTCTAGGACTAGGTTGGAATAGGATTGGACTACGCTGGACTAAGAGTAAGGACGCAGATGCTATCACTATACAAAATGACTTTGCTATGAACCTCCGTGCGCCTGCGATGATTGGTTTACATTTTTTACGCAATCTTGCTCCAGACTATCTATGGACAACCTATGGCGATACCTACTATAAGATTTGCGAGGACTTTGATCTCGCACCAACCAAGAGCATTTATCTTGCTCTCAAAGATAATCAGCCTGTTGGACTTAGTCCGCTAATAAGGTATTTGTCCAATGTCTAGACTTATTACATTTGGTGATAGCTTTACCTATGGTCATGGTTTAGAAGACTGTCATGTCGAAGGTAAGAATTGGGCAGGACCTACTCCTAGTAAGTTTGCGTGGTCGCAAGTGTTGGGAGATAAGTTAGGATTAGAAGTAATCAATCAATCTAAACCAGGTCATAGTAACATACAAATACTTAGAGATATTTTGAGTTTTGATTTTGTTCCTACAGATTTGGTAGTTGTCGGCTGGACTTATGCTGTTAGAGATTATATTTTTAAGAAAAACTTCTTAGGTATGGATGTATCTTTCATGGTTAGTCCTTGGAGTAAAGATAAATCCGTTCTTAAAAAATATTTGAGTGTCCATAATGATTACGATTTATCTATAAGAGCAGGCCTTTATATTCACCATTCAGAATGTTTTCTAAAAACTAAAAATGTAAAACAATATCATTTTTGTGCGCATCATGGATGGGTACAAGTCATGCCCGACTTTATTAATACTCCTACAAATTTTATTCCCTACATGATACTTGACAGAGATTTAGATTTAGCTTTAGATAATAGTCACCCTGGTCCCGTAGCACACAAACTGGCTGCTGAGAAATTATATGAAATTATCAATGAGTCAAAGTAAAACATTTTGTCTACATCCTTTTACAGGTTTAGCTACAAGAGAAGACGGTGCTGTTCAAGCCTGTTGTCGTAGCCACCCTGTTGGATTTATCCAGCAAGAGACTTTAGAAGAGATTTGGAATAATGATACCATGAAGCGTATACGTAAATCAGTTCTTAACGATATACGTCCCCCTGAATGTGATCAATGTTTTAGTTTAGAAGATCAAGGTGTTGAAAGTTTACGACAACGTCATATAGCAGGTAAGATACCTGAAGCAAGAGCAAGGCTTTATCCTAATGCGTTAGAATCATTACATGATGATTATTCTATGCCGTTTGAAATACCCACCATAGAATTTAAACTAAACAATCTATGTAATCTCAAATGCCGTATGTGCCATCCAATGGACAGTACCAGTTGGAACGATTGGAGTGAAGTCAAAGATTTTTACAAACAAGAAGGTAACATCATGTATGCCATTGTGGAAGAACATAATTTAGAACGTAAGCCGCATTTGGATAAGTTTCAAGATAGTCCCGAGTGGTGGACTAGTTTAGAAAAACTATTACCTTATTTTAGACGTGTTGAGTTTGCCGGTGGCGAACCTTTAATGGATCCACAACACTATCGCATACTAGACATGTTAAAGCCATATGGCAATAATATAGAATTAAAATATGCTACCAATGGCACAACATTAGGAATTAAAGGCGGGAGAACAGTTCATGAATATTGGCCTCATTTTAGAAGCGTTGCCGTTAACGTCAGCCTTGACGGCATTGGCTCTGTTTACAATTACATTCGCGGCAACAGTGATTGGGAAGAAGTTGTTGCTAACATTAAAGAAATACAAAAGATAAAAAATGTAACTCGTGTAGTAGGTGCTTGCACTGTACAAATTAGCAATGTACTTACATTAGATAAAACGATAGAATGTTTCCTCGATGAGTTAGGCATTATATTCCATACACACAGAGTAGAATATCCCAAGGTACTGTCGGCACAAGTCCTGCCTAGAGAACTACAAGTCCTTGCTATTACTAAACTACGTTCTGTATTAGATCATTTAGAAGATTATCAAATGATTAAACAGCATCCGGCCTTGTTAGAATATACACGAGGACAGATACAAGACAACATAAACTACCTAATGGCTAGAGACCAAAGCGATCGTTGGCAAGAATGTGTAAAATTTAATCTTGCTCTAGATCGAACACGAAATCAAAGTTTTACGGATGTGACTCCGGAGTTTAAAGATTATGTATAAAGTAGCCAATCGCTGGGATCATGCCAATGCTATTAAAATAGAATGGAACTTAGGAAAACGCTGTAACTACGATTGTAGTTATTGTCCCGGTGAAATACATGATAATACTAGTAAACATACTGATATAGAAATATTAAAATCCACTATTGATCGATTAGCCGATATAGGCAAGCCTATACGTCTCAGTTTCACTGGGGGTGAACCTTGTGTACACCCTAAGTTTGACGAGTTGATAAAGTATGCTAGATATAAAAATATTCGTTGGATCAGTGTAACTACCAATGGCACAAGGCCTTATGAATTTTATGCCAGCTTGCCAGTCGATCAATATGTAATTAGTGTACACTTTGAATATGATTGGTTAAGAGTTGTTAATACTATACAAAAACTAGCTAATACAGATTTTAAAATCATAGCACAGATTATGGCTCACCATGACTATATGGATCAAGCACTTCAGGCTAGAGCTATGATGCTGTCATACAACATTCCTAACACAGTGAGACGTATTCGTTGGACTAAAGGCGATCACGATTTATTTGATGATATGCGCTATACGCCTTTTCATTTAGATTGGGTCAAAGATGCTGAAGCAACTGTACAACCTAATACTGTTATATTTTATAAAGATAAGCCTTTAGAACAATTACATGCTAACGATATCATTAAATTAAAAATGAATCAATACAAAGGTTGGACTTGCAACGCAGGTATAGAAAGCCTAATGATAAATTGGGACGGAGATGTACACAGAGCGACTTGTAGAGTCGGTGGTAGTCTAGGCAACATATATGAAAGTAACTTCGTTGTCCCTAGCGAACCCGTAACTTGTGACCGTAATTTCTGTACCTGCGCGGCAGACATTCCTTTAACTAAGGAGTTGCTTTGATTGATGTGTTTCGCAACTACAGATACAGTTTTTAATAGAACAGATACTAGACTTAAATTCGGGATTAAATTTTTCTACAAAGTCTGGATCTAAGATATTGAAACTATAGTCCAGTCCGTATATTATTTGTTGGCACGAACCTTGTATATCACCAGTCCAGTTTATATAAACATTATCTAAACCTATATCACAACTCCAACCTTCAAAATTGGTCCAATTCTTATTAATATAGGTATTGGACTTTGCTTTAACAGTTTTACCGTTATCTAAGGTTGCGATACTTTCATAGATACGCATCTGCCCTTCGAGTATCAATTTTCTATTACGCCATAACCACGATAACTTAGGTATGCGTTTCAAAGGATTTTTTAAGAAACTTTTTTGTTCTTTTGACAGTTGAATATCTGTAGCATCGATAACACGTATACCTTTGATATTGGCCACTTCTGGTTCGATAACTTCGCAGGTCATAAGGATCCACTTGTGCTTACTGTTCTTTTTCATATAGTCAATAACATCTAGTCCTTGTTGCCAATGTTTGCGATCCATTAGGACTTTAACAGTTACCTTTTTATTGAGATCGAATAATGTATCCGCTACTGCTATCATATGGTCGGGATCAGCTTGTGATATATGATACGACAAATGAGCATTATCTATCAAATGTCCATATTCCTTCCACCAGCGCAATGTCCTAGATCCGTTGCTTATCAAACTAAAATAGATATCATTATCTTTTTTAACAGCATCGATAAATTCAGCAAGGTCTCTCCATAGCGTAGGTTCTCCGCCGGCCAGGCTAAGATGTATCTTAGTCTTACCTAGTTTAGTTCTATACCTTTCAATCAGATGATTGAAATTTCGGATTATAAGATCTAGATCTGCTGGGCTTTTATAATCGCCAGCATTACTACCCGGCCAGCAGTATTCGCATTTGTAATTACAAACATTGTTAGGATTCCATCTTATTGCTAAGATATGTGATTGCTGAGTAGATACTATTTTTATAGGTTTCATACTAGATGTGCTAGCTCCGGGAATGTTGCCTTAAAGTCAGTTCCACGTTGCTGATCCAATGTTGTAACATACTCACGGAAGTCAGGAAGTAATCTAGTATCATCTTCTTTGTCCATCCAATCTAATATACCTTCCCAACGTTTCCAGCCCCATGGGTTTGAACCTAAAGATTCACTGTCTTGATAATAAGTTTCTAACCATACTTTTAATTCATCAAACTTTGCTCTTACTTCTAGTTTATCTTCTTTAGGCAAAGCTCGCATACTTAACCAAGTTGGTATCCATAGTAGGTGTACACCAATTAGTCCACCGCCTTGCATATAGCCACTAGCATTAATCTGTTTGTTTATTTTCTTAAAGTTGCTGGACACTTTCCATTTGATAAAATCTGGAATGTGTTTGATATTTAGAATCTGTGCAGCTAACGCAATAGTAACATGAATGTTATCAGGTGTGTTATCTAAGATATGTAGATTTTTAACGATAGTGTCCCAATCGCTTGGATAACGTATATAATGATTTCTATCACTTAACGCATCTAAACTTACCCCAACCTTAACTACTTTGAATTGTTTCCACAATTCGACAATAGATTCATCTAGCATTAAAACATTTGTGTTGTAACGTAAATGTATTTGCCCGGCGTATCCTCTACGAACAATTTCTTCTAGAAAAATCTTGTGTTCTTTTATAATTAAAGGTTCGCCGCCAGCAAAATATAACTGCCTAATATTAGGAATCTGTTCATAGATCTCTTCCCAGAAGGCAGGGTTCTCATGCCACTTGTTATTAAATTCATTTGGATCCCAGCTCATTTGTTTTTTAATTAATGGGCTTTGGAATATTGGAAATATTTTTTTATGTTCAGGTACCCACATACTAGAATCGTGTGGGCTACACATAACACATTTTAAATTACAAGTATGTCCTAGTCTGAGGTCTAGATATTGTAGCTTGTAAGGAACAGCGCCATCTTCTTCAGTATTTTTAATTAATTTAGGAATGTCAACGTTGTCCAAGTGCCATGCTCCAGTTTCCCAGATACGTTTACTTACAATACCTTCTGCTTCTTCTTCAAAACATTTTGTACAACTACTAGGCACACTTCCTTCTAACATTAACTTGCGAACACTTTTCATATAGTCGCTATTGAACATCTGGCTAGGAAGTTCTCTGCCAAAATTGCTAGCTTCGCCATCTTCTTTTTTAACTAGGCCAACAGTATAGTCTCCGCTTTCGGCACCACTAGCATTGGCCACACAACAAATACGAGCATCGCCATTTGGTCTAGTGGCTAAGTGTATCCAAGGGATAACACAAAAACTAGGCGAACCAGTAACTTGCTCTAATTGTCGTTGCCAATTAGCAAGTTCGTTGTTTTCATGTTTCATCCAAAACACTTTAGTCATTTGTTGTTACCTTAATTTTTTGTTCATCTATACTTATAAAAGGACTGTAAGGTCCACACATTATTATACAAGTTGAACTAGATTTATCTTTCCATTTTTGTTGCCACATGGTTTGCCATTGATCAGTTTCTATAATATGTTGTAGACCCAAATCTAAAACATTTAATCTTGGGAAACCTAGTACTTGTTCATGCACTCGATTACCTTCTTCTACTATCGAATCTTCCTGATATAGATTATATGATTTCAATAGTTCATTGTCATAGCTTGTATATAAAAATGCGCTAATCATACAGCAAGGACTTAACTGATAATGAGCATCTATGAACAGCTCTTTATCTTTAATTGCTACACAATTAATTTTATCAGCGTTAGGCCAGTGCCGGTGGCCTGCTACATCCTTTTTACTTACAAATTTAACAGTACTGTCTGATGGCTGTTCGAGATTGTATAAAAATTTACCTTGTTCATCTACTACTGGAAACGGACGAGCATGACGTCTACTGTTCTTTACAGTAAATTTTTTAAATCCTAATTCATTAGATACTAGTTCTGCGGAACCGACTTGATGTTCATTATGTTTGAATCTAATAAACATCCATTCAGCTTTTCCGCCAGCATCAATAAATGTCTTGGCATTTTTTAAAATTAAATCATAATTAGTGCCAACACGATATAGACTATGCGTATCTGATAGTCCATCTAATGCGAACACTACATTATGTTTAATAGGCAATGCTTGATATAATTGTCGCCACCAACTAGTAGATCTTAAACTTCCATTTGTGTGTATATCAATCTGTACACTAGGTGCTGTTTCCTTAACATATTGACACATATCAATAAGATCGGAATTCATCAACGGATCACCGAAATTACCACAAAAATTAATTTGCTCAAGCTGTGTTAAAACATCTGCTGTAAATATTTTTATAAAATCATCTATGGTCCATTCATTAATAGAAAGTAATGGATTTTCAATACCGCCATGTATATTACGAGGACACATAGGGCAACTGGCCTGGCACCTGTTGGTAATCTCCACGTGAACGCTTTTAAGTTCATTAAACTTAAACATTTTTCTTTCCTATAATCATCCATCGAGTATATAAGGGTAATTCTAATTCTCCCGCCCATAACACATCTATATGGCTTTGTTCTTTAAATTCTTCCAAGCTATCAGCTGTTCTTATATGTTCTTCTATTTTATAATTGTTACTCTGTAATACCAATAGTTGATCGTTATTTCTATTGCGTAGCCATTGTTCATACTGTAGCTGAGAAATATGTTCGCAACTGGTATTAATAACAATGTCTACAAATGATATGAGATTACACATATCTACAGTTATCGCTTTGAACCTTCCCTCTATTTCTTCTTTCTTGTTCATGAGTACAGCAATAGGTTCAACCGTAGGATCTATGTCTATGCTACAAATTTTATTCACAGGTATATTACTCTGAAACAGCATACTGGCTAGTACACCAACCCAACCACCGTGTATTTCAATACTTACTTGATCATGATGTACGTAATTATCTAAATTACTGATTAGCCATTCTTTGCTTTTAAGTTGCCCGGACCAAAAGGCATCCATAGTCCGCATAGGATCTTTACTTTCACGGATAGCACACATCCAGTAGTGTAGATGGTCAGTATCAATTAACAAACTGTTCTCCTAGTTTATCATACTTGCCACATTGTCTACTACACTCTATTAAAGGAGTAGTTTCTATTTTATTAAAGTACCCCGATTCAAATATTGACAATAAAGATGAATTGTTTAAATTGGGGAATACTTCTATATTATCCATATAATCAATACGGTTTGATTGTTTAGGCAACTGCCAGTTTAAATCTAGCCAACAGCATGGAACAACCGTACCGTCTGATGAAATATAAATTTGCTTATTTTTCTTAGCCTTACAATTAATTTCTTTAGATAAGAAATTTTGTCGAACTAACGATACTATGTTTGTACTATAGTCTGTAGGATAAAGGATGTGTGTAGTTTGACCTTGTTCATTTAATACGTGAAACTTATCTTCTACAAATCTCGAAGTATGTTTTAGGCTAAATTTTTTGAATCCAAGTTGTTGGCTAAGAATACGGCAGTCTTCTATCTGATGCTCATTGTGTTTAAATGCCAACATGTGCCATTCGGCCACACCGCCGGCTTCGATAAACGCTCGAGCATTTTCTATAATCTTATTGTAGTTTGTATCTATTCTATATAGACTGTGAGTGTCAGCTAGACCGTCTATGCCAAAAACTACTCTAGTTCGAGTATAAGATAGTTGTTCCCACCATTGGGTACTGCGAGCACTACCATTGGTGTGCATACTCAATTGTATACTAGGATTAGTTTCTCTAATGTGTTGGATTATTTCTAAGCAGTCTTGTGCTATTATAGGATCTCCTAAATTACCACACATAAACAAACTATCTAACTGTTGTATTAATGATACAGGAAACCACTCTTTGAATTGATCTAAAGTAATTTCGTTTAATGCAATTAGGGGATTCAATATGCCGCCATTTATACGTCGTGGACACATAGGGCAACGTGCTTGGCACTTGCTGGTTAATTCTAAATGGATATCTTTTATATCTTCTAATTTATACATTTTGGTATTTTGCTATCTGCACTGCTAACACAACTAGGTGTCGAACATAGTCGAGGGGCGGAAAACAAAGTAAATTTTTCTATCGTACCCAAAGGCTTATCATGACAGCTATAGGCTCTTTTAACTTCAGTACCTTTAATTATAACACTTTGATACCCGCTATTACAAGTCCAATTGGTAAAGCTATTAAAACCTAAAGCGTTGAATCTCTCAGCTTGATCTATAAAATAATTCTGATCACCATCGGTTAGTCTAATTTGATAACCTGCTTGCTGTTCAAAATCATTACGCATAATATTGATCATGTCGTCAGTGTATCCATCTACAATAGCTGTAGCTGTATCATTGCTTTGAGGTTTGAGTGTTACATTGATTCCACGTTCGCGTAAACGGTTACAGCGTTCTAGTGTTTCATAAAACTTGTCTGGAACCATAACTTGATTAACTGTTACGTGTACTCGCTCATACATCAGCTGTAAACATTTGTCACCGAACTCTTGCTCCTTGGCAAATTCTGCGTGAAAACTTGCTGTAATACTTCTACGTTGTAAACAGTCAGTGATATCACACCAATTCTTCCACCATTTTGAACCTGGGCTTAAATTGGTAGTCATGTGTATACTTTGGTAAGAACTTTCAGTTTCGTCTAGGTGTTTTATTAAATTAGGAAGCTCTCTATAAGCAGTCGGCTCACCTCCGCTAAAACTCCAATGGAATTCGGTAAATCCGTTCAAACGAGCTTGACGTTTTATCTCGTCGACTGTAGACTTATATACTTCTAAAGTTTGATAATCCAAACTATCGCTACGAGCATAGGGCCAACAATAGGAACATTTATAGTTACAAAACCTGCCCAATATCCAACTAATGTTAAATAAAGGACGATCCAACATTGTTTGTTGTCCAAATTTGGTAATTTTGGCAAAGGGTATAGTAGAGAATTCCATTGACAGTATTTACACGAGGTGTTATAATAATTACGTGGACGTGAGTGTAACTTGGTAAACCTCCTCCTAGTAAGCTGACCCCCAGCTGAACGGAGGGAACGGGTCTTGCCCTTAGGGTGACTTTGGAAGTTCGAATCTTCCCGTCCACACCATTTTAATAGGCACAGAAAGGCACATGATGAAAAAGGCAATGGCAGTAGCACTTGTATTAGCAACCACTAGCGTGTTTGCTTATGATGATAATCCAACAGCACAATTTGATGCTACTCGCAATATGACTAATCAAACTAAGATTACATGGAAGGCTGTGAGTAATGTTCAAGCCGAGTGTAATAAAGAATCTAAAAGACTAGCTGGGCGTGATTTTGGTTATGCTGTACAGGCCTGTAGCTTTTGGGAAAAAGAAAATGGACAAGATACCTGTACTATAATTACAGGCAAACACACTAGTATGCACAGCATTGGGCACGAGATGCGCCACTGCTTTCAAGGTAATTGGCATGAATAAACGAGTAGCAAGTAGTCCTGAACGACACACCTTTCAAAAAGAAGGGTATATCAAACGCTGTGAAGAAAAGGGCAAAGAGCCAAATCCTGACTATGTTGCCATGTACAAGACTTGGCGTGAGCAAGATGAAGAAAATCTAAAAGACCCTACTTGGCAAAAGAACAACATGGAGTATGATCTACGTAGTTCAAAAGAAATGTGCGACAAAGTCAAGCAGTCGGATAACTATGCTCAAAACTTGTATGCCGCAATGTGTAACATGACTTGGCAATGTAGAGAGTTTTGGCAAGAGATGAAAGGCGAAACTTGGAGTTGCAGTTGGCGCCATGCTGGCGGTATAATTGCTGACATGCGAGAACAAGGCGACTATATTGATTGGTACTGTAGCGGTATTGGCAATCCAGAATTAGGCAATGGCCTAGACGGTACTGTGCCAGACGTCACTGACGGCCGTGACTATGTACCAGAAGGAGTAGTTACTGAAGAAATTGAATTGGACCTGAACCGACTAGGCTGGAGACCAATTCCTTATAGCGATGACTAAGTTTAAGGTTAAATACTAATATGAAAACAAATTGGATTATAACCGTAGAAGAAGATCCGGAAACTGGTGATTTACTATTGCCATTTCCGGATGACTTTTTAGAAACACAAGGGTGGAAAGAAGGAGACACATTAGAGTGGACCGACAATGCTGATGGTAGTTGGACTATTCAAAAAGTAAACTAATGGCTAAAGACGATATTATAGAATTAACAGGCTCTGTTGAAGAAGTACTACCCGGCAACATGTTCAGGGTAAAAGTAGAAAATATGCCAAACACACTACTATGTTATATGGGTGGCAAATTAAAGCAGAATAAGATTAGAATCATTTTAGGCGACAGTGTTCGATTAGAAGTCAGCCCATATGATCTAACAAAAGGTAGAGTAACTTATAGGTTGTAATTATGAACATCATTCTCGAACGTGTATATAATGTATGTAAAAAAGTTCGAGAAGACTGTCCTGAGCAGACAACTTTCAAAAACCTTATTGGTCGAACACGCAATACATTCAAATTATACGATTTTGATATTGCTATCAAAAGTAAAAAAGATCGAGACTTAGACGTAGACAAATGGTATGTCATGGCTTACTACGACAGTGAGAATGACTATAATATGGATACTGCTATAGAAGTCATAGTTTATCACAATCTAAAAGGAGACGAGCCGTTTGGTCCGCATCAAGTGACTAGTTTCCTTACAGAAATTTTCGATGCTACTGTACATGAGTTTAGACATCAGTATCAAAGTATGCGCAGGGATCATAATCAATACGGCGAACATTTTGACACACCTTACGAGCGTTATCTTGCCGACGATGATGAAATGGATGCTTATGCGTTTAGCATAGCTATTGAACTACTGCGCACGATGGATGCCGACCGTGCCAAAAAACGTATGGGCAGGATCAGCGTTTTGAGCAAAATGAGGACAGGTAGTCAATTTTCAAGTCCGCAACTTAGGGCATATATTAGCCACTTTGGACTAAATCCTCTTACCAAAAAGTTATCCAAAAAAATATACCAGCATTTAGAAATGATTGACAAAAGATATGTTTTCATGTAAAATACTTGTATATTAACTCACACAGAGCGTGAAATGAAAGAGTTTCCTACACAGCAAGTACTGGAATTGGCATGTGCGGCACAGCGAACTAATGGTGCTTATCTCAAAGAGCAAGAATCAGTCTATGCCGATGACGGCGTCTTTATGTACGCCAAGCAACCAAATAAAATTCTAATGATACTTACATTAGATGACCGGATGGTCATACCTGATACCAAAGCACTTAAGATTGAACCCGAAGATGTAGCCCGTGCCGAGGAGATCAAAACTTATTACAAGCGTCTTATGTTTGCCGCTATTGACGGTGAGAACGAATTCCTTACCACTATCAATACAATTTTGAATAGTACCACAGTCAAGGAAAATCAATTTGGTTATGTAGCATGCCTACCTAGTGTACAGGCTAGGGACGCTGTTCATAACCAAGTTAAGAAGGCCGCACGAACAGTTGAAGAAGGATTTTTGGGCAAGCCAGGAGATCGTTTGGCAGATTTAGATTGTGAAATACTTGAAGTTATCAAGTCAAAAAACTTTGAAGGTTGGAACATCTGTGCTATAATAAACAATAAGATGGCCTCCTGGATGAGTCAGGTGGAACTTAAAAGGGGTCCTTGTGTTGTTGTAAAAGCCAAGGTTAAAGATAATTCGAAACACTGGAAACATCAAAATGATGAAACCAGACTTAACTATGTGAAAGCGGTTCAATAATGGCAGGTACAGCAAAATCGGTTTACTTAACAATTACCAAAAAAGGTAGTTATAAGACAGAGTTCTCTAAGGTGTTTTTTAGTGCTAAAGAATACAATGACTTTGTTAAAACAGATGAGTTCAAAGCCAAGTGGCCCAAAGAAGAATTTGAAATTGTAAAAGAGACATATTAATGAAAAGAGAACTAGACGAATACCTATGTAAGGTTTACCCAAAGATGATGGTGAACCGTGAAAAGCCTATGACTGAGACCGCAATGTGCTGGGGTTTTGATTGTGGAGACGGTTGGTTTCAAATTTTAAATCAGCTTATGGGTAATATCCAGCATCACATTGATT